TTTCGATTGCTCCGTTTACTTCGGATTTAATGCCTTCGAATGCACTTTTAATTTCTTCTACCATTACTTAAAAATTTTAAATGATTGTAAATATTTGTTTACCTCTAGTTCAATAGAAATCATCGGATCAGCTTCCTCAGTTGGCAATGCTTCTTCAGCGGTTGGCTCAGGCGTGATTGAATCTACATCTTCTATTTCAGATAGATATTGTTGTAATTGTTTAAGTTTAAGTTCTAACAGCTCAAATGTTTCGTCAGTAAAGTGTCCATTTCTCAATGACTTAATGGTCTTACCCATCTCATCTACTAGAGTTGACTTAATCTGACTTTTAACTCCAACTGTTGGTGTATTAGCGTTTGCACCCCACAATACGGAACTTCCTTCATACAATTTAATTTCATTAATTTCATTATACCCTGATTTCTGTTGTGACTTGATAGTCTGAAATCCGATACTATGTTCTGTGATATGACCATCTTTGTATAACTCATATAGGTCATTGCCCATAGTTGTATTAGGTATCTTGACACTTGCCTTTAGGCCATAAGTATCTTCACTCATTTCAAATGGTTTAGCAATAGGCTTATCAGTAGAATGGTTCATTAAATGCCACACTCTATTTTTAGCTTGTGGGCCATTCTCTTTTAAGGTTTTAGTAAATGCACCTGGTGTAATAATATCACCATCGCTATCTACGTTACCAAATGCTGAATAGTAGACTGTAATAACTCTACTATTGTCTTCCATATCTATGGGAGCACCTTCAATCGACTTTTTGTTATAAAAATTACTCATATTTATTTGTTTAAGCTACATACACCGTACAACATCGGCAGTTGCAGTTATTTACTGCTCCACCGTTCTCATCGTGTGCATATTGCATTTCAATTACACCGTATTTAGGAGTGTTTACTAGGAATGGTTGATTCACAGGTATTCTTACTCCACCGTCATCAGGATTCGTCTGTCTATCTAAGGCTTGATGCCAAGCTCTAGGTAGTGCTATGTACTCAGCGTGAACCCATTGTTTTAGCAAAGGTATATTAATTCCACTTGTTGCTCCCATCGCACCTGTACTTAAAGCTTGATGAGTTTCAGTTCTTGCAATTAATAAACTCCTTGCGTTATTTATTTTTCCTTCTCTTAATGTCTGTATAGCTAAGCTATTTACTTCGTCTCTTGATAGGTTGTTATCTCTTCCGTATTGTAATACGGTGTTAAGAATCCTTGCTATCTCGTTATCTGTTGTGTTTTGTATCCCAAACATCTTAGGGCCACTAATGGCTGTCCAATAGGATAACATAAATGCTAACCACTCGTCTAAGATATTCAAAGGATCTAAATCTATTGTCTCTTCTTTCTTATACTTGTCAAATATCTTTTGATACCTCATCGCTGTGTATCCACCAGTTGATTCGTACAAAGTTCGTAAAATATTAGCAACTTTATTATTGTCGAAAAATGTCTTGTTAAAATTAACCACTTGGTCTGCTCCTAGTTCCTTAACCAACTCTGCTGCTTTATTAAAATCATACTGCAATGCTTCCTTTAGTTTAGGAGCAAATTCGTTTATTGATTTTCTAGCAATCTTTTGTTGCAGATTAAACTGCTGAGAGGGTTGTAATATTTTCGACATCTATTTAGATGGATTATAGGCCCAGTTCTTTAATGATATATCTCTTTTAGATGGACAGTCACCTACAGCATCTCCTTGTTCTGCACCTCGCATCCTACTAACAAAGCTTATAGTTCTATTCGCATCCGTAGCATCCTTAGATGTCCAATCTTCTTTTTTCTTAGACAATAATCTAAGATTGCGTTCTATTGGACTTCTATCAAGTGATGCTTTCTTTGAACATTCTGTTTTTGACCAGGCTTCTAATTCTGCATAGCCCATATTAGTAATAGATTTGTATTTAGTATATACTTCATCTATTTCTTCATTCTTGCTCAAAAAAAAACCTTCACTTTTTGCAGGTGGTATATTATAATCTCCTTGTTGCTGAGCATTACGAGGATCTTGTAGCATTGTAAGTTCTGCTACTGGTAAGTAACCAGCAGGAATATAAATCTCATTCATCGTATCCTCTTGGATAGTATCATAACGCATAGCTTGTCTTTTCTCGTTTGGAGTAATCCACCAAGATTGAGATAAGATAGCAGATAACTCTTTCATATCCTCTTGTAGCTCAGGGAACACAGTAATATCAAAATCGATATAGTAACCTTGTCCTATTTCATTCTCAAAGAATCTATTAAAGGCATCACGAATTAAAACTAATTCAGGAAGTACTACTTGTGTAAGCATTTCCTTCTTAGCTTCCTTCATATTGTTGTAAGTCTTATTATCAGGATCATTAAACAACGCAGAGTTAACTCCGTACACATTACACAACTCACGAAGTGTAATCTTCTCTGATTCTAGTAACTGCAAGTCTACAGGAGATAATCCCATATTCACCCAGCCTAGTTTAGCACCAGCGATTAAAATTTGTCCTGCGTTTTGAACTATCTTGTTTTTAGTTCCGTACTGATTGTAGAAATCTTCTTTTAACTTACCAGCTTGTTCAGGGCCAAAGTCATTCGACTCATCTGCATACAAGATACCTTTAGGCCCTTGATTTTGCAACATACCTACAGAGGTATCCTTAGCATCGTTACTGCGTTGTACAGTTCGGTAAGCAGCCTGTAAAGGCGACAAACCATATAATTGTTGACCATTAGTGTTAAAGTAAGGGTTGAAGTATTTTAAGTGAATTACATCGTTTGCAGCTAACTGATCCCAACCAACTAAAGTAAAAGTATATCCTTCAACCCCATTGATTGTACCATCGCTGATGATGGCTACATATTGAGATGGGAGTACAACTAGCTCGGCAACCTTACCATTGGACAAACGATTTGCCCATATATAAGAGTTTCCTGTTATAAGCTTATAGCCTACAATGTTTTCTAATAACTCTGATAAAGATTGGTATTGGTTAGGTTTTTCTAATAATTTGTTTAATGGACTATCAGCAATCTCATCAACTGCTTTTATTCTTACTAACTCAGCTTTGGCTACATCTGCACCACTTGATGCGTTAGCCATCATTGCCTTGTAAGTATTTAGTTCTTTTTTGTTCTTAACCTTGTAAACGTAGAATGGAACTGTTGAGATGGTCTTAGAAATACGTTTGATGATAGAATAGACTTCGCTATTGTTATCATAGTCTTGTACAAACTTCTCATAATTCAAATTGGGGTAAAGTGTTCTACCGCCAATCAGTCCACCAAAATCAGAGAAGGGATTATTAATAGTCGTTTTTATTTTAGTGGCTGCCTTTTGTTTAAAAGGATTCACCGCACTTAGTATGTCCGTTAACTTCACTATAAGATATTTTTACAAAAGTAACAAATTTTTAGCCTAAACAATCCAACCTCGCTTCGCTTTCGCATATTTTGAGTATATAGCATATCGCATAGCATCCATTAAATGGTCTCTAAACTTAACAGGTTCATCCATTGTATTGCCATCGTGGTCTGTTTTCCATTTATAGTTTTTAATCTCATCTAGTAAATCCAAAGATTCTGATTTAACGAATAGTGGAAAAGATTTTACCTTATTGATACCTGCAAAGACATCTTTGGTAGCTGACTTCAAATTAAACCCTGCTTTATTTACCTCGGCTATTGTTTTAGGTTCAGCAGCATCAGCGAATATCTCATCTCTACGAGATAGCCCCATAGACTTAAGACGATCTATTAAAAGCGAAGTAGACATCTTAGTATCATATATCAGTTGCTCAACATATATGTCACCATCGAAGTTTTTACACCTTACTAGGGCTGTTTGGTTGTTATAACCAAAGTCAAGCCCATAAAACACATCTCCACCCTCAGGGAAGGTTCTTCTTCTTCTCCAATGCGAATAAATCGTAGCCTCACTAATTGCTCTTTCTCCTAGTCCGTAAACTCTCCAATATTCGTGGTCAGCATCTTTAAGCCTTTCAATCTCAGCTATAATATTTTTATCTAAAAATGGGTTGTCCTTATAAGTCGTAATCGTAAAGTCAGTATCTTCTCTAGGAATCACTTTGTCATAAATCCAAGAGAAATAATCAGATGGATTATAGTCAAGTACAATTTTATCCGTAGTTCTTAGGGCTAATTGCATCCAAGATTCGTAATTGACCTCATTTGCCTCGTTAATAAACAAATAGTGCCTTTTACGACCTCTAATCTTCTGAGGTTGGTCGGTAGAGACAAATTCTACAGTATTTCCATTTAGAAAATATAAATTCTCTGATTTGTTGTGTTTCTCCTCTGAGTATAGCCCATATTTAGATAATATCTCTATAAAGTCCCTCATAACGGAACCTTTGATGCTCGGTAGGGATGAACGGCAAATAGTTAAGGTTTTTCCTTTCTCTTGTAGCAGCTTTACGATAAACCAGGTAAGTACGTTGTAAGTTTTACCTGACCTCGTTCCTCCTTGCATCACAGAAATTCTTTTCTTAGATTCGTTCAATACCTGAAAGACGACATTGGTGGTTACTTCCATAGAAATA